TGATAGAGTAATGGATTGTTAAACTTCCATTTAAACCATGCTGATTGCTGTCGTTTATCACCTACATTAAGATACCTAAAACCTTGTACTGTATCAGAGTTAGTTTTACCCATGATAACTAAATTGTTCTCACGTGAGTTAGTGAATAAATCTATATCTTTAGGTAATAATGTAGGAACTACCTGACTTTGATTTACTACATTCGGTTCTCCTTCTCTAGCAACGTTAGCCATTTCATTAAATCGACTAAATTTACCAGAGTCATCAAGATACGCTATAGTTGTACCTAGGGACACAGGAGGAACATCTTTGTTATAATTAAATGTAGCTAAACTACGTAATTTAGCAGTATCAGGGTTTAGTACTGTGTCATCAGATGATAATAAAAATTGCTGGTTTGTACTAAATACTACAAGACCTGAGTTTATATCTATGCCGTCAAACAGTTCTGATGGAAATGTAGATGAACAAGATATATCAATAGGATCATTAGCACTAACTGTTAATGCAGTTTCAGCAAAAAAGTCAGGTGTAGCAAGGGTTCCGGGTCTAGATAGTATAACGTTTTCTCCCGCTAAAAATGCTAGCCTGTTACGGAAAAACAATACTTTGTTAATGCGTTTGTCTTTAAATGTAGGAAATGGATTAGTAGTATCGTCACCTACTTCTCTGTCAGCATATGTAAACTGCTTAATAGTAAATGTAGCAATTTCATTAGATGTACCACCGTTAGCTAGAGATGTTCTCTGGATAACTAGCGGCATATTAGTTAGACTTTTAGCTATGCCGGGTTTTGCACATTCTGTCCATGAGCCTGTACCATCTTGATTGTTTTGACCTTCAAATCGTAGGTAGTAATCGTCCTCTTCTGATATTCTAGCGTTAGCTATTTTTACTATATATCCATTTTTACATTGTTTCGGTAGTAAAGTAACATCGTTTACTGATGAACCCATACTACGCATCAAATCATCTTCTACAATTTCTACGTTAAAAGGATTATTGTTAAAAAGGTAAATACCGTTACCAATAATAGTAGCATTAATACCTGTTCCTGATATCTCAGATACTATACCACCTAACACTTGGTCAGCACTCACTGCTGTATCAGAGTCAAAAGGTGTAGGTTCTGGTCTTATTAGACCTAAATTAGCTTTAACTGTAATTGTTTCATGCTCTAATACTTCTATTGTATATGTAGCTGGAGATTCTCCTAAGCCTGAGTTATTTCCAGTTCCACTGGTAATTGTACCTGTTACTGTTCTGCCTTTAGCTTGGTCCATAGTTACAGTAACTTTGTCACCTGTAGTCCAACCTTCTCCACCATGTAATAAAAATATACTTCTTGAATATGCACACGCAAAGTCTCTAGCATCATTACCATCTGCACCTATATTACCTTGCTGTCCACGTATGTCAAGTTTAAATATAAGATTATTTTTACCAGATGTTACTTGGTTATTAGACGAATCTCTAACATCATTTGTTGTTCCACTAGGATAACTGCCTACTGCATCTACACTAAATGTCTGTATACCGATACCTCTACACTGTCCAGTACCACCTGACTCATCAAGTGTATCAGAGTCTATTTTGATACGTGTAGCTCGTGTAAAGCTGGTTGTATTATTATTATCATATAGGTTTAGTCCATACTGCCTACCGTTTTCTGTACGTGTCACTTCAATAAATGCAAAGTGAGCATTAGGAGTGTCAGTTGTTGTACCTGTACTACCTACCAGTGTATTAGAGTTAGTACTATCACGACTACAAACAAAGGTAGTGTCGTTGATAGTAAGGAATTGTATGTTCTCCGCATTGCTTGTTGCTAAGTAATTTTGTATAGCTGTCTGCCCACCAGTACCGTATACTATATTTTGGGCAGCTCCAGCATTGTCACCGTCAGCCTTCCACATTCTAAGCTGTCCGTCTGCGGCAACTTGTCCTATGTAAGATCCTTCTTCGTCATCACGATGGTAGTGAAACCACGAACCACCTGATTGTACGTTGGCTAAAGGAGTTGTCCCTACTCGTTTTGCTCCCGGTCTTTTATACAAGCCACGTGTGATGTCAGGTATTGCATTTACGACATCTTTGACTTGTCCCGGAAATTTTAATTGATCGGGCTGTTCCGATATACCCCCAGTAAAACTAGGAATGGTTTGTGTTACGCTTGCCATTATCGTCTAAGGTTTCTCCAAGGTTGATATGTTGTATGTACTGTATTTTCTGGGAATCCAAACATACTATGATTACCCTGATTACATTCGTACTCCATGACAGAAGCACGTGCTAAAGCTTCTTGTCCTTGTAATAGTTTGACAAGATTAGGGTTAGCAACCAACTGAGTAGCTGCTTTTGTTGACGCTCTATATGTAATATAACGTCTAAAAGGTGTAGGTAGATTTTCAAAAGTTACTAATAATACAACGTCAAGGTCTATACTGTCTACAGTAGAGAAGTCGTAGGTATGGTCTATCTTATCATATAGTTTACCATTACGTCTGACTACATCATATGTTCTATGAGTCCAACCCTCTGATACATCTAATTGTAATACATCATTTGCTATAAGTATATTACCGTTAGTATCAGGTGTGTATTTTACGTGTCTTTCTGTGTTAAAATGCCACCCCTCTGCCTGCGTGTCTACGTTAGCATCACGGAGTAGGTTATATATAAATGAAATCTCTGGATTATCAAAGACTAAAGATGTTACTGGTGCTTGACCTATAGCTCCCAGTATAGAGTTAACTGCGGATAGTTCGGTATCGAGGTCAATAGTTGTGGAAGCCATAATAAAAAAGGGGAGCCGAAGCCCCCGTATAAAAAAATAAAAATTAAGCGTTAGCTGGGTATGTTGCACCAAATGCAGCGTTACCAGAAGAACCAGCAGCAGCACCAGCGATTAACTCAACACAAGCAGCAGGGTTTAAGAAGTCTGCTCCCATTGCGAGTCTACCTAGAATTACGTCACCTTGGTATACAACTGAAACGTCGCCTGAAGTTACCTGAACCTGTGGTCCGATAGCTTCTACAACACCAGCGGCTTCCTTCTGGAAGATTAGTCCGCAGCTGTTAGCGAAGTCTGTAGAGTTACCATAGTTGTTTTCGATTCCAGTTACAGAAGCTCTAGCGTCTTCTGTTGTTTCACCGATGAATGATCCTGTGTTTCCGGGACTTGTGATACCGGGGTTGGTTGCAGATGCAGAACCATACTTAGTACCATATGATCCGAAGAATGGAATGTTCATTGACTTGTAGATCTTGATGCCTGCAATTTCAATGATTCCTTGTCCAGACTGTAGTGCGTCACCAGACTCGTCTCTGTTGATTAGACCACTAGAACCAACGTTTTGTATTAGTTCGTAGTATTGTCTTGGGTTCAACACAGCAACTCTACCTTCAGTAGAAACTCCTTTCTCATCTAGTGCAGCAGCTGCATCGTAGAAAGCGTTTTGAAGAAGTGAAGCATCGTAAGCATTAGTAGCGTTACCTGTACCTACTCTGATCTGTGTTCCGCCGGGCTCAACAAAGCCTGACTTAGTGATTGGTGAAGCAAGACGTGCACCTTTCGCAATTTGACGGAAGATTAGTCTGTCGTACTTCTCAGCAAGAGCATATCCAATCTTCTTGGAAATCTCTCCTCTTAAGTCGTAGTGAGATAATGTCTCATCTAGCTCATAGACAAATGCACTTGAGATTAATAGATCATCGCATGTAATTGTCTTTTCAGCTACTGGAGGTGCTCCATCGGAGTTACCTAGTATGCTGTTACCGGGTGTATGATACTCGGCTTTTGTACGTCCAGTGTAGATGAACTGAAGTGACTTACCGTTAGTAAGTGTTCTCTTCATTACAAGGTCTCTAGCTATTGTGTTACGCTGGAAGCCTTTGAACATCTCTCCACTGAACAACTTTAAAAATAGTGCTCTCTGATTGCCTGCACTATTCGATTGACCCGGGCGTGTAAGGCTTGCTGGGTCGTTAGTTGATTGTTGTGCCATTGATATGGATTGTTATTGGTTTATATTGCTTAGTACTAAAATTTTTCTCGAGTTTTTTTGTGGTCTATCCCACCGTCTAGACGGCATAAGGTGTCCGGCTTACCGGGCTTGTGCCAATGGCAGGGGAGTCCGACTCTGAGGTGCTCCCCGGCTGTTTAGTAAGAAGGAGTCTCTAGTTGAGCATCTTCTTTCTTTTCTTCAGTTTTTTTAGGTTCGGATTCTGGTGCAAATCTAACAGGATATGCTCTGCCAAAACCTCCACCATTACTTTGTTGTGCCATTACTTGATTAATTTAGTATATGTAACACCACGGTAAACGTAAGTTACTGTCATAGCTTCCTCCGATACCAAGTCCCCGTTCCATGACTTGATTGCATGCGTCGCAGATGCGATGAACGGACGTAGGAGTTAGCCTATCTGTGGTGCAGTAAGTGCTACGTTTGTAGACTCAGCTGATGCTAAGTCAAGT